TATGACAATCTGACAGACGAAGAATACACCTTGCTGGCCTCAGATGATGATGTGGAAATCCTTGAGCATGGCATGGAGATGTCTATGAGCATGGATGAGTTTGGCATGGAAGTAGCCTCGCCAATCCATTCGCTGAAGATCAGCAGACAAATACCTAACGGGCAGCTACGCCTAGAAAGCGTACCGCCTGAAGAGTTCTTCATTAACTCACAAGCGCGCAACATAGATGATGCGTATATCGTAGCGCACCGCACAGAGATGCGCGTGGGTGAGCTTGTAGAGATGGGGTATGACTTTGAGGAAGTGTACAAGCTAGATGGCTTATACGGCGCATCAGACATCTCTGAGGCTGAAACTATAGAGCGTCAGGGCTACTCACAAGATGACTACGAGGATCAAGAGGGCGATCCTGCGATGCGCTCTGTGGCAGTCACAGAAGCCTATATGAAGATTGACGTAGATGGCACAGGTGTACCCGTTCTGCATCGCTTTATCTGCGGCGGCACAAGCTACAAGCTGCTAGACATGGAGCCTTGGGATGAGGTGCCATTTGCAGTATTTGAGGTTGATCCAGAGCCACACACATTCTACGGACGTTCTCTTGCGGAAATCATCATTGATGACCAAGACGCAGCAACAGCAATTCTGCGTGGCGTGCTAGACAACGTAGCTATGACGAACAACCCTCGCATTGGTATTGTTGATGGTGCGGTTAATATTGACGATGTGCTAAACAATGAGATTGGCGCAATCGTGCGTATGCGTCAGGCAGGCGCTGTGCAGGAACTTAGTGTTCCATTTACTGCAGGCCAGACGCTAGGTGCGCTTACGTACATGGATCAGGTTGTAGAGAACAAAACTGGCGTATCTCGCGCGTCAATGGGGCTAGACCCAGATGCGATGCAGTCCACCACAAAGGCTGCAGTGCAAGCTACAATTCAATCACAGGCTGGTCAGATTGAGGTGATGGTGCGTAACCTTGCAGACGGTATGAAGCGCCTATTCGGCATCATGCTACGCGCAGCAATCAAGAACACAGACGAAGAGCAGCTTGTGAAAATGGGTGGGCAATTCGTGCAGGTTGATCCTCGCGTGTGGCGCTCAGACATGGACATTGGCATCAACGTGGGTCTAGGCACAGGCCGCGAAGAAGAGAAGATGATGGCGTTGCAGCAAGCGTTCCAAATCCAGCAGCAAATTTATACGCAGTATGGGCCATTTAACGGCATGGTGAGCTTGACGAACATACGCAATACGTTGTCTGATATGTTAGCTGCTGCTGGCATTCGCAACTCTGACAGATATTTTGCTCCAATCACGCCAGAGGTCGAGCAGCAGCTACTTCAAATGCAGCAACAGGCGCAGGCTCAGCAAGCCCAAGGCACTGACCCTAACCAAGCCTACTTACAAGCAGAGCAAATGAAAGCGCAAGCCAATATGCAGACAGATATGGCTAAACTGCAGCTTGAACAGCAAAAACTAGCTATGGAAGATGATCGCAAGCGTGACCAGATGGATCAGGACTTGCTGGTAGATGCAGCTAAGGTTTTGGGTCAGTATGGCACTCAAGTTGACGTAGCTGCGATTAGAGCAGCGCAACAAGCGGCTAGAGGATAATGGATAGCATTCGTTTACAGGCAGATGATGCAAGACGTTTAAAGAATGACACTGCGTTTCAGCAGTTTGTCCAAGATGTTCGTGATGTGCAGATCAGCATATTCACAAACACAACTGCTCAGGAGATTGAGCAGCGTGAAGAGGCGCACGCAATCATGCGCGCGTTAAACCAGATCGAAATGCAGCTTGACGCAGCAATAGCAGCAGAGCGCATGTTAGATCGCCATAAATGAGGAGTAGCACCGTGGAAGCGACTACTATTGAGAGTGCAGTGGACAGCCTTTTGGCACCACAGGATAATTCCGAAGAAACAGTTGAAGCTACAGAAGAGCCAACTCAAGACGTTGAGAGCGATTTTGAAGATGACGCTGCGGATGAGGAAGTCATCGAAGCATCTGACGATGATGGTGAAGCCGAATACGAAGATGATGCAACTGAATATACTGACGAGGTAGAAGCCGTTGAGGATGACAGTGAAACTCTGTATGACATCACTATTGATGGTAAGCCAGAGCGCTGGACCCTTTCCCAACTAAAGCAGTCTGCTGCGGGTCAGGGCTATATTCAGCAAAAAATGCGTGAAAACGCTGAGCAATCTAAACAGATTGAAGCAGCAAAAGCGCAATTAGCTCAGCAGTTAAACGTGCTGAACACTTTAACCCAGCAAGCGCAGAATGGCGAACTTGCTCCACCTACGCCGCCATCAAAGGAACTTCTTGAGAGTGACCCGATTGGGTACATGCAAGAGAAGGAAGCCTACGAAACGGCAATGGGTGAGTATAACGTCAAGATGCAACAAGTGCAGCAACTGCAAGCACAGCGTGCGCAACAGTCGGAGCAACAAAAACAGTTGCACCGTCAGGAGCAAATGCAACTCTTGCAGCAACGTGTACCTGATTTCGCTGACCCTCAGAAATATGAGAAAGCGGCTCAGGATATGCTAAAAGGCGGTCAGGAATATTATGGGGTTCCGCAGGAAGCTCTAATGCAACTTACTGATGCTGTAGAGATTGAAATCCTGTATGACGCGATACGCTATCGCAGACTGCAGGCCAATCGCAAAAACGTAGACCAGAAAGCTAAGAAAGCTAAGCCTATGGTCAAAGCTGGTGCTAAACGTGTTGAGGACGGTCAAGCTGCAACTCGCAGAAAGCAGCAAGCAAAAGCTATGAAATCTGGGAATATCGCAGACATGGCAGATTTGCTTATCAATCCAAAACTTTAGTAAAGGAAAGTGAACTATGGCACAGCCAAGCAACACATTCGACAGCTACGATGCAGTCGGCATTCGTGAAGATTTGAGTGATGTAATCACCAATATCTCACCAGAAGAAACACCATTCCACACGAAGTCTGCAAAGACCCGTGCGCGCAATACTTTGCATGAATGGCAAACAGACAGCCTACGCGCGTCTGCAGCAAATGCTCACATTGAAGGTGACGCAACAACTGCGGAAGCACGTTCAGCGACAACTCGCTTGGGCAACTACACACAAATCTTCAAAAACGCAGTTGTCGTTCCAGACACTGACGAAGGTTTGGACAAAGCAGGCCGTGCGCGTGAAATCGCGTACCAAACGCTAAAAATTGCCAAAGAGCAAAAATTGGACATCGAAAAAGCACTTTTCGACAACAATGCTCGTGCAGCGGGTAACTCCACAACTGCGCGTGAGCTTGCTGGTGCGCCTGCATGGTTGACATCAAACACAGACTTTGGTGCTAACGAAGGTGCAGACCCAACTGGTGACGGTACAGACGCTCGTACAGACGAAACAACAACATTGATCGCGTTCTCACAAGCACGCTTTGATGGTGTTATGCAGTCTATCTGGGAAAACGGTGGCAATCCTGACACTGTATACCTATCAGCATTCCAAATGAATGTTGCTTTAGGTTTCACAGGTAACAACAACCAGCGTTCAGCGGTACAAGCTGGTGACGAGCGTGTCATCAAATCACTTGCAGTATACGTTACACCTTGGGGAACAATTGAGTTCATGCCAAGCCGTGAGAACCGTTCTCGTGACGTATTCATCATGCAGGATGATATGTGGGAAGTCGCAACATTGCGTCCAACCAAAAACGTTGCACTTGCAAAAACTGGCGACAACACAACTCGCCAAGTTGTTACAGAACTTACATTGGTCTGTAAGAACGAAGCTGCAAACGGCGGCGTGTTCGACAACACAACATCATAACGTCATAGCGTTATTGAGGGGGCGGCAACGCCCTCTCTCTTTATCAGGAGGCAGGTATGAGAGTTTTAGTTAAATATCGCAGCATGTCCACAAGCGTAGGGCGCGTGCGTAACGGCGATATTATTGATATTCCAGAAGCAGAATATGAGAAGATTTGCGTAACAAAGCCGATGGCGTTAGAGGCTCTGCCTGAGCTTCCGCTTGAGGAGCCTAAAAAGGTACAAAAAGTTGTACGGAAACCTGTACAAAAGAAAGCACCAGCGAAACGCAAGCGTGCGCGTAAGGCTGACGGTACGCTAAAAGCTGATGATCCATCCACACCAGACGTAAATGAGGCTTGGGAAGATGGCAAACACCTCAACTAAAATCAAAGAAACCATTAAGTTTGAAGATGATAAGCTCATCATCAAAAAGACGCATGACGCATCTGTAGCGCTGAAAGACGCGCAGCAAGCGCGTGAGCTATCCCCTAACGCATTCGCATCAGACTATAAGCATGTCGGCAACGTGGACATGGCTATGCTAAATAACTGGCTAAAAGAGGCTGGAGTAGCATGGACAGATACACAAGCAGTAAAAGATGTGATAAAAAGGAAGTTAATGAGTAACGAATTTTCTGGCCTGCGTGTGTGGGAAGGTAAGTGGTAAGATGGAAGTGAACTTTGAGATGATTGATGCGATTATGCAGTGGGTTGTTTTGCCTATAGCTGGTGTTGTTATTTACATGTTCAACCGCCAAGGTCAGCATCATACTGACATTGCAGTTCTCAAGTCACTTCAAGAGGCCACTAAAAGCTCACATGATCGTGAGATGAAAGAGATGAAAACTACCATTGCCGCGATTTTCACAAAGCTCGACAATATAGAGCAAGCACTGAGAAAATGACATGGCTATACTTGAGAGCATTGCCGCTGCGAATGCCGCTTATTCGGTTATCAAAACTGCTCTTGGGAATGGTAAAGAGACTGCGGGACTTATTGGAGCAGTCGGCAAGTTTCTCTCTGCGGAAGAAGATGTAAAAGAGGCTGTCCAAAAAAAGAAGAACAGTCCTTTCACAGCAATCGCTGGTGGCGCAGAAGGCGATTGGGAAGAGTTTCAAGCATTAGAAGAAATACGCAGGAAGCGTGCTGAGCTAGAAAGCTATGTGAGGCTATATTGTGAGCCTGATACATGGAACCGCTGGCAACAGTGGCAGCTAGAAGCACGAAAGCAGCGCCAAGCCGCAAAGAGGGCTGCGCATGAGGCTCATCAGAAAAAGATGGAGATAATCGGCTACATTGTGGCTGGTATTGTTGCGTTCGGCGGTATGATCGCAAGCGTTTATTATTTGGGCGTCTACATGGGTAAGTTTTGATGTGGATACTCGTTTGGCTCAGCTTTTCTGATGGGCAGCTTGAGCATTACCAGCTAGGCGCATTCGGGACAGAGGCACACTGCAACAAAGCAAAGGCCAAAGCGGAGGTTATGGTTAAGAATGTCGGGCAAGCAGTCGCATGCTTTGCAGTTGATCGAAATTAAGCCAAGTGTCTGGTGTGTATACAAAAACGGAAAAGTCCTTATAATCACCAAGCATAAACGAATAGCGGAGCGTATTTATGGCACACACAGTAGTAGATGATTGGAAAATCGTGCCGCGCCTAATGATGATCGCGGTGACAGTTCTAACCTATAAAGCAGTCCTATGGTTTATGACATTACCTGACCCTACAGTAGCTCAAAGCGGGCTTGTCAGCGTCTGCATGGGCGCTCTCACAGGCTGCTTCGGCATTTGGATGGGCAAAGAAGCTAAGACTAGCGTCACGCAAACCCAGACAAGCTCAAAGGTTGAGTATGATGTGGACAAGTGAGGAACTCGTTACGCATGTAATTGTTAAGCTTTTAGAGCTTATCTTGGGCGTTGAGATGACGCTGTATCAGGGAGTAATGGTATAATGTTAGATTTACTTGGAAAGCTGGTAGACCCAGTAAGCAACATTCTTGACAAGGTTGTCGAGGATAAAGACCAGAAAGCGAGGCTTGCACATGAAATTGCAACTATGGCAGAGCGACACGCTCAAGAGTTGGCTAAAGGACAAATCGACATCAACAAAGAAGAAGCTAAGTCGCGAAATATATTCATTGCGGGTTGGCGACCTTTTGTTGGCTGGACTTGTGGCCTTGCTTTGTTTTGGCATTTTCTAGGGCTACCTGTCACGCTGTTCATCACAGGATGGTTTGACTTGCAGCACCCACCATTACCAGAGTTTGACATGAATAGCCTAATGACTGTTTTGCTTGGTATGCTAGGGCTTGGCGGTATGCGTAGCTTTGAGAAGTTTAAAGGACTTACGAAATAATGGAAATGTGGCAGTGGATAATGCTGTTTTCAGCAGTGAGCTTGAACACAGCGGTAAACTGCTGGCGGCTTTACTTGGAGAAGAAGAAACATGGCTAAAGGTGATGCACTAAAGATGCTGCAAAAGAAATGCGGCGTAACTCCTGACGGCGCGTTTGGGCCAAACACCGCCTGCGCCATCGCAAACTATTACAAGCTGAATGCAGTACGTGGCGCACACCTACTAGGTCAAGCTGCGCATGAAAGCATGAACTTTCTGGTGTCTGAAGAAAACTTAAACTACCGCGCAGCAACCATGTGCCGCGTATGGCCTTCGCGTTTCGCGTCAGAAGTGGAAGCTGAACCGTATGCCATGAACCCGCAGAAACTGGCAAACAAAGTGTACAACGGACGTATGGGTAATAAAATTGGCTCTAATGACGGCTGGTTGTACGCTGGAAAAGGTTTCATTCAGTTGACTGGCAAGGACAACGTTCGTGCATTTGCCGAACATATTGGGCGTGATAGCTTGGTAGATGACCCATCACCGATTGCAGATGAACTAGCTATGGACAGCGCAATATTCTTCTTTGAGAAGAACGGGCTATTCAAACTGGCAGATCAGGGTGTCAATGATAGTATTATCAAGAGTATTACCAAGCGTGTGAACGGTGGCTATCATGGGCTTGATGATCGCATGAAGAAAACCAAGGACATCTACCGTTGGCTAAGCTAGTGCAGTGTTTCCGCATCACCTGCCTCACCTGAGATAAGCGCCAACACAACAATGATTGCAGCCATGATCTCTTCAGGCTGCGATCCAAGCTCTACACGTTCATCCATGTAGTCTAGGAGCGCATCCACTTCCTCGCTTGTGCTTTCAATATCGTCATCCATGTCGATCTTCAGGAAAGTTTGCATAGCTGCACTCCTTGTGTTGGCTGAGGCCAGTCTACAAGGTTTTGCAGGGATTAGCTAATGTCCATCGCGTCTGATCCGCGCTGTATCATGTCTGCATGCATATTTGAGCAAGTGTTCAATAACGCGATATAAGCACGAACAAGGGCTTCCATTTCGTGATCGCCACGCATCCATCGGTCTTGCGGTAAACCTCGCTCTGCACGCTCTATAATCTTTGCTGCGATGGCAAAGTAGTCTGGTAGGTCATTCATCCTTTTCTCCCTCTATCTCCATCCAATGATAAATCCTGTGACAATTACAACACAGTGGGATGCATTTCTCAATTTCTTCCCACATTTTCTTGAACCTGCTTTGCTGCAATAATTGACTTACCTTTGGGTCGCCGTTCTGGTCGGGGTGATGGAAATCTATTGCAGCGGGGTGAGAAAAGCCACAAAAAAAGCAGGACAAGCCTGCTTTGTAATCTCGAAACTTCTGTCTTTGCTCTTTCTTTCGCTGTCGCGTTCGTTCAAGCGTGCGTTCTCTGTTGCGCTGATACCACTCAGCGCCGTAACTTTTACTATGCTCCCTGCGCTTCCCCTTGTCTTTGTAGGGCAAAGGTCGATCTTCTTATGTTGGCTACACGCTTGAAACATAACATATTTATTCAGGTCTTAGAATGGGTCTGACAGACTGCGACAATTTGTCAGTCTTTATGCACCACATATTAACGTCACCGTCTGCAAACATGTATTGATCCATGTTTTCGTTGTCGCGGATCATAACCTGACATGCCTCATATGAGGGCAGCAGTATATACGACTGTATATCCATACCCCTCACTGCGTATTCAATGTAGAATGCTGTAAAAAATTCCATTGCACTAGCTCCCTGTTTTGGTAAATTGCGCTGGTGGGGCGCGGCGTCCAAGCCAGCAGCTATATCCCGACATCTCTCATAGTGCGCCCCACACGATTTACTTCTTCAAATATTTGGCTTTCCAGTAGCGCACGCTACTTTCAGATATCCCCGCCTCTCTGGCAATGTCTACCGTGCGGAAACCTTCCTCTACCAACTCTTTAACCAACGCCAAGCGTTCTGGGTTGTACGGGCCTGACGGCCTGCCTGTCTGCTTTGGCTTTGGCTTTGGGTCATCCCTCTTCTGTTGCTGCAATGTTGTACCCCATTTCTTGCGGTACGCTGCGTTTTCTTTTTTGGCTAATTCTGCCCACGCTTTCAGCGCTTCGCTCATACTGGTGCTCCTGTTACGTCTGGTCTTTCTTTCTTCATGGTCTTAACGACATGCTCCGCCAAATCCTGTATGGCGTCAATGTGAACTGTTGAGGCTGTCGGATTTGCTCGCGCTGCCTTACAATGTTTAATTATATGATCCAGATGCTTTGCGATCTGATTGTCAGTCATCATCTTCCTCATGTTTGTTTGTTTCTATCTCACCATCACCTTGGCATAATTCGCACACCTCATCGTATGCAATCAGGTCTGGCGGCATGTCTCTGTCGATCCAAGGTGCAACACGTTCACGCTCTATATAACCTGTGCCGTTGCACTCTGGGCATGCGATGTAACCTATCATGCAGCGTTTTCCTTTTTACCTCGCAATATCTCTGCGATGTTTTCTATTGATGAAACGTCTACGCCAATATTTTCGGCGCATCCGCGATACCGATTTAACCATGATGCCAAGCCAACCGCCGCTTGTCTACGAAGTTCCTGCTGGGCCTGCTTGTTATCAGGGTCAAAAGCCTCGTAGCCGCCGCCATTCTTGCGGTTACTGGCAGGGCTGACAAAAGCTGGGTACTCGCGCACCACAAGGTTTATTTTTTGCTGCGTAGGTTCTGTATGCTTTACGACAATCCGCAGACCACTTGCCATTTGTCTAGCAAGTTGAATGCGCCATTGACGCGCTGCGTGCTCATCTTCCATCCCATAGAACCATTCATAGGCTTCATGCTCTGGCTGATCTTTTAGCCAATCTATGAACTCTGCAGGATGAAACATGTTGCGACCTGTCGCCGCTAAATATTCGTCAATAATTCTTTGACGCTCTTTTTTTGGAAAACCAGCCATATCTTTTCCTCCTATAATAGCTGTTAATTGACCGCCTGAACTTGACGCGCCCTGACCAACCTTTACATACGCTGCCGAACCACGACCGTCATGCCAGAACGAACCTAGCCATATCGTAACCTGACCGCCCAAACTTACCAAGCCTTGCCCAACCAAAGGCTCCAGACCCGACCACGACCGCCCTGCCGCACCCAACCAAACCGTAACGGAACTCACAAAGCCGTGCCGTACCAGACCGCCCTAGACCGCCTGAACATAACTTACCGTGAACCGCCTCGCCGTGCCATCCCATGACCGCCCCGACTGACCGCGCCGTAACCCAACGCGCCTCTCCGCGACCGTGCAACCTTGACCAAGTGAAAGGGGCATTGCTGCCCCAATCTTTATTCTGCTGCAACAAGTGTAATGTCGCGACGCATACGTTCTTCTTGGATGAACTCCATCAGGTCAGCAGTCTGTTGATCTGCGAACTCAGGATTGTCCAGTGCTTCTTGCTGCACCTCACGACCTTCCTTCATTAAGCTATCCCATTCGCTTTGCCAGTCGCCCATGCTATCCTCTGTCATAACAGCAAAGGTGCCAAACGAACCGCGACCTTTTTCTTGACGGAAGTCACCGATGCCTACGATTGACCCAGCGTTGGTTAGCAGTGAGCTAATCGAGTATGCTGAAAGTGTTGACTGAACATATGCAATGTCTACCTCTGCACACCAACGTGGCAGATATGCGCGAGTACGCATGTCCGGTGTCTTGTTCATGTCTGCAGATCGAACAACGTCAATCTTTAGCTGTGGTTTGCCCCAGATTTGCACATGGGTTTGCGGTAGGAAAATCAAACGCTGCACGCTGGTCTTGGTAACACCGTCTGTCTCAAGCGCTGCAGTTGCCATTGCCCCTTTAACGCCAGGTGCGGGGAAGCAAAGCAAGGTTTCGCCATGCGGCTTCTTATATACGCTATCGCGGAACTCTTGCTCAGGATTGTGCTTAATCTCCTTTTTCTGCGCTGCAGTCTTTTTGCCTGCGCCCACCAATAGATCACGCATAGCCTTGCTGCTCATACTATTAAAGTACAGCGGGGTAGTACCCATCATGCGCAAAGTCATTCGGCCCTGCTTCAGTGGTTGAATTTCTAGTGTTGTTGCTGATGGTGCTTTTTTAACAGCCATAGTCTTGTCTCCATATGTTAAAACGGCGGTTGTTCGCCTTGTTGTGTTGGGGTCCAGACCACCTGCACCCCATGCATTTGCTTTATGAACTCAACGAGTATGCTGGACCACATTGCGGTTAGCATCCATTAAGTCGATTGATTGGCAAATTTCCTCTATCCATGACAGAGGCACAGTTTCGCCTTGCGCAATTGTACTACGCGCAGCTTCTGCCCTACTGTATGCCTGATAGTAGGCTTGCACATATTTATTGTGTTTTTCCATTGTTTCCTTCCTTGTTAAATATTTAGTCAATCCCTCATTGACATCTAATTGGTATCAAGATAGAAACAGGGTGTCAACAATTTTTTTTGAGAGGCAAAAATGAAAGATACGAAAGCATGTATGCTGCATTTGTCGCATAAGGCAGATGAGCTAATAGAGAAGATGCGCTTTGAGCCGCCGCTAGATATATTGCGTAAACCGCCAAGCCGCAGCGACTTTGTAGAGCGCGCGATCTGGCACTACGCAGAACATTTAGAGGAATTGCAGCAGGAGATCAGCGAAAGTGGTCAACGGGCGTAACAAAGGCGCAACGTTTGAGCGAAGCATCGCAAACATGCTGTTTGCTGATCTGGGGTTGAACGCAAAGCGCGACATTGAGCAGTACCGTGCAGCAGATCATGGGGACATAATAACGGACGACGAAAGCTGGCCCTATGTCATCGAATGCAAACGCTATGGTGGAAAGCATTTCACGTATCGCCCAGAGTGGTGGGTGCAAGTGGAGAAAGCCGCCAATGCTGCAGGAAAAGAACCTGTGCTTGTCTATAAGTATGACCGCCAGCCCATCACGGTAGTCATGCGCCTAGAATACTTAATGGGTGACGGAGCACATCACGAAGAAAAAGTACGCATGGATTGGGATGCGTTCATTTACATCGCAAGGGAGAATTGGGGTGACACAAATTGAATACAACCTGCCAGACTATGAGTATCACGATAAAGAGGTACATCCGCACATCTCTAGCAGTGACGTAAAGACCGTCCTGAGCAAATCCCTGCTACACTGGGCGGGGCAAGAGCGCAAAGAAAGCCAAGCCTTTGACATAGGTAAAGCTGTGCATGCGATGATCCTAGAGCCTGAAAAGGATTTAGTTGTTCGCGGCCCAGAGGATAGGCGGGGCAGCAAATGGAAGGATGCCAAGGCAAAAGCTGACAAGGCTGGCAAAGTGTTGCTGACCGAAAAAGACTATGACACTTGCATGGCTATGGCAACAAACGCATTCATGCATTGCGATTTCCTAAAGGAAACTGTGTATTCTGATGCATTCGTCGCAGAGGCAAGCATATTCACAACCTGCAGCAAAACTGGTGTTGATATAAAGGTGCGTCCAGATGGGCTAATCATGCCGCAAAAGAAAACGGATGAACCTTACATGATCGACATTAAAACCACGCAGGACGCATCGCCAGATGCATTTCACAAAGAAATTCGGCGGTATAACTATGATGTGCAAATAGCTTTCTACCTGCA